TTTAAGTAATTTTACATACCGTGGAGTACTTAATTTAAGTACTCCCTAAGGGTTTGCTGCGCTGAGCCAAGTGGCGAAATATGACACTTAATAGGTCAGACTCGCAAAGCGAGTCTTGACATTAAGAGTACTTGTTACCCTAAACGCTGCGCGTTTAGGACTTCGGCACTTGGCGGTATATAGTGTCAACTACCGTGGAGTGCTTAATTTAAGGACTGGTAAGTGGTGCTGTAATCTGCTGAAATATGACATTTGGCTGACCGCAAAATATCCTTAAGGAGTACTTAATTTAAGTAATAAATCCTACTTAAATTAACTACTACACAGTAAAAAATACCCCTGGTGGGACTCGAACCCACAGTCTTCGGCTTAGAAGGCCGACGCGTTATCCATTGCGCTACAGGGGTGGCACACTAAGTATAAGGCAAACTAGTCACTCAATTTTTATAGAATATATTATCTATACCCGTATTCCACTCATAAATAATAGAAGGGTGGTAAAACGTTTCAGATGATTTGGTTAATTCGCTAATACTATCTTTTTTCTTTCTATTAGACTCTATATAATCATTACATAGTTTTAAAAATACCTCCTTGCCAATTATTTCAGAAAGAGAATAAAAACACCGTTTTGCTGATTCAAGCATTCTAACCCGTAGAATAAAAGTTAGATAAAAAATTGCCGCGTAGCGCTTATTTTTAAGAGTTATATGCCCACTGTTTGGATACGCCGTAAAAAGGCTTCTGATATTTTAGTCCGATTTCCTCGGTGGAGGATGCTGGAGGCAAATGATTATGCTAATGTATTTACTGACCCGGTATTTATCTTTCCCAATGAAGATTTTCATCCAAATCAGATAAAACCACCTCATATGAATAGTTGGAATTTACGGGGTTTTATAGAGGTTGCTGAAGATATTGCTAGAGATTTGGGTCTAAAAAGCGAACCAGATGGTTTTGTTGCGTATATGAGTCAAGAAGTTTGGAAGCAGAACAAAAAGACAAAAGAAGAATTAGATGCCGAGTTAGATTTCTATCGCCAATTTCATTTCTAAATATTGCATGTATTTAATTTATATATTACCGTGGAGTGCTTAATTTAATCACACCTAAGGGTTTGCTGCGCTGAGCCAAGTCGCGAAATATCATACTTAATAGATGAGACTCGCTGCTGCGCATACAAGCCTTGACATTAAGAGTACTTGTTACCCTAAACGCTGCGCGTTTAGGACTTTGGCACTTAGCGGTATATCTGTAAAAAAATACCGACGGCGGGGATTGAACCCGCGGCTACCTGGTTAAAAGCCAGGTGCTCTACCACTGAGCTACGTCGGTTATTCGTAAACATCTAGTAAGTGAACAAATAAGGGTATTTATTCTAGGTGATATTACACCTATAAAACAACCAGGGACACCATTCAATTTTAGTGCCAACTTAGTATAAAATGGGTTTTAGTGCATCTGCAATTGCCTCTATCATTTCTTTATTTGTCATGGATAAGACGTTATCTTTTTCCTGAGGTGGCTCTAAGATTTCTGCTGGACCATTAGGAACAACACGGAAAATTCCACGAAAATGACGCATTTTTAATGTGTACGGTTTTGTACTAGCGAAACAAAGCGGACAGATCACTGAACCCCTTTTTAGTTCTAGGGGTTTAGCGCGGATATTCTCCCGTGGAATTTGATCACATGCAATACAGATATCATTTGCAGTTCTTTGTGGTTCATGTGCTGCAATACAGAGGGGGTGAGCAGGTACACCGTTCTCATCTGTGTCAGTGAAGTACATTTTGCAATCAACTACAAGGGTATTCAGTTCTTCAATATGATTAGAAACAGAAACAAAGTATCCCTGGCTGCGCAAGGGGGTTACTGTATATTTATTCAATATGGCTAGAGCCATATCTCAGTTACGTATAAATCCTATCATTAATCATTTCAATTTTATATTTATTTTATTGTACCGCCAAGCGGCAAAGTCCTAAACGCGCAGCGTTTAGGCTAACAAGTACTCTTAATATCAAGACTCGCTTTGCGAGTTTGACCTATTAAGTGTAATATTTCGCTAGTTGGCTCAGCGTAGCAAACCCTTAGGAACTTCTTAAATTAAGCAGTCTACGGTAGGGTTATGGCACAGATAACACCGCTACATCCTAGACAAAAGAAGAGGGGTTCGTCGGGATTAATGACGCCGTGATTTTCTGATTTATACTTTCATCTATATCGACAATTTCTTTCAAATTTTTATGGATTATTTCAAGTTCTTGAATTAAAAGTTTTGGCGTGGGTCTCTCTATTAATTTAATTCCCTTGGTAATCAACTGTGTATTTAAATCTGTAGGTAGTACTTTTTTTAAGGAATTAACTGCTATAAACTCGGCATCACTATCTCCAATACTAACAATATTTACTTTAGCGTTAGATCTAATATAATTTATAGTTTCGTGATAAAATGCTGCGAGTTTCCACTGGCTTGAATATTTATATAGATTGCTGTATCTTTCATAGGCCGATACAATGGGTATTTTAGAAATATATGGAAATAATGAGGGTAAATAATTTTTACAACTTGTTTGAACCCAATCTTCTTGTGCGTTTGTAACAATTATCACATGTGCATATTCTTTTGCTTGATTAATAATAGAAATAACCAGTTTTGAAATGGTCACAAAGTCTTCTATTTCCTCTGCATTTAAGTAGCGATTTACATCCTGTAGCCAAAATGACGGTATACACGTATCATCCCAGTCAAGTATAATTATGGTAATGGCGGTTTGTTTAAGAGAAGAATTATTTTCCTTTTCTTCTTTAATAGATCCTCTGTTCAAAACATCCATTTATCTATATCTAGTAATAAATAATACTTGATATAAATAAAGTCAATTTTTTACTGCATTTCGTTAAAAAAATTGAATGATTTATCGCCTCATCTATATCTACAGTAAACATGGAGGTTATTAGTAATTCATCTTTGAAAAACATGCAGACTGCTCTTGGTGCATTGAATTCAGACAGTAAGCAGCATTTGCAAGATTTCCTTGTAAAGGGTGTCTATTATCAAGAGTATCAGATAGAAGACCCTGGAATGAAGGGACGTATGATTCCTCGGGTTGGCACGGAACTTCCTTCTCAGCCGGCTTATACTACCTGGAGTGGGTTGATGCGCTGCTCTCCAAATAGCGAATATGCTGCTAGGCTTATAGAAAAGTGTGGTGGTGTGCCTATTGGTGAGGATGAGAAAGAGTTTACTGAGGCTCATGCACGGAAGGCGGCGGGTGTGGGCAACGCGCGGAGCGACGCAGAGACAAAGATTAAGGAATCAGTTGTGGAAAAGATTTCAGAGAATAAAATTCTGAATGAGGAAAATACAGAGGAGGTGGTTGCCTGGTGGAAATCTATCAAGGCTGATGATGAAAAGAAAATGAAAGAAGAGGCAGAAAAGGAAAAGACCCGTTGGTGGAGGTCTGCAAATGCAGTGATTGGATACTGGACAGCACCGGAGTATTGGCCTGAAATGCTTGCGGGGAACGAGCCTTCTACCCCGTGCTCTACTAAGGATTATCCGAAGCAGAGTTTCCAGCCTAGTTGGACCTAAGTCATTTAGATAATTTTGGAATGGAATTGTAAATATGAAAATTGAATATTATTTTTTTCTCATTTTAGTACAAAATGGGAAACGTTAACTCTTCAAATTGTTTTGCAAACGAGCATTCTCCGACTTCAGTGCGGCTATGTGGGCTGTGTGATCCCCTATCATTTTTGTAAGCTCGTCTGTAATTGCAAACTTGGCCTGCTGTTCCTTAACTAGTTCCGCGGCAAGACGCAAAGAGAACGGTTTATCTACAGGCATATTCCAAGACTCTTTCTTGCGTTCCTTTAAGATTTCATCATGTTTCTCATAGATAAATCGGTCTTTCCACCATGGTTTGAAGTGTTCAGGTATTTGTGTTAGAATCTTATCTGCGCGTGCACTTAGGAATTCTTCTCTGTTAAGCCATTTCTTATCCCAAGTAGTTTCCCATGCTTTACGTGCGGAAGCAATATACAGTCGCAATACAAGGAGGTGAATACCATTTTCACCGCCGTAGTGATCTGCATAAGCAAACTCCTCGGCCATGCTACAATAATTCATCGCGTTATGCATTGTTTCCGTGCATTCCCAACATCGTCCATCTGAACAGAAGTTTGCCTCGTGTATACCTTCTGAGTCAGTTTGAGGGGAGTTGCCACAAATTTCGCATTCCTCATTTTCAGGCGGGGGCGAAGGTGGAAGATCTGGATAAATACTTAGGTCACCGACTAGGGATTTTGATAGCATATTTCCATCTTGATTCCAAACAGCGTGTGTGGCATACATCAAGTTTTCGTTTGCCTGAAAACTCTCTTCCAAGGCTATATACATTTTTGTGACGGCCTGCAAATACTCGTTATAAGCCATTATAACGTGAATAATGTAGTGTTTGTTTTTACTATCTAAAAATTCAATTTTATAAAAACATTCGTTTATTTTCAGCTAATAATATTTTAGGCCTTAGTAGGGTCCATACTAGTAGGCTCAGGAACAGGTAGAGCATTCATATTAAAGACGCGACCGATTCCATAGACTGGATGAACAACCACATCAATAAAATTGGCAATAAGGGGATCATTTTTACTTATAGAGGGATTTTCCAATTCTTTTTCCTGCGCGAGGGCATCTTCATAAGCGTTTGCGTCCTGTAAATAGAAACCACCCTCTTGTAATTTGTTTACAAGCGCATCAACCAGGCTGTATTTGTCTTCTGGAATAGATAATTTTAGATCTTCAATGGGAATATATTTTTTAATGTTATCCCTCACCCTTATTACGGGAATTGTCCAGATTCCATTAATGTACTCTAAATCAGAAGAATCCATAAAAGAAGGCTTTAGGATAGTCCAATCCGTATCAATATTGCCACTTGTGCGCTTTACTTTAATGCAAGAATCTAAAATATCCGTTTTAGGAAATAGCGGATCTTTTGAGTAGTCCTTGTATTTAACCTTCTTGTTATAAAAGAGCCAAGCCTTTGCATCCCTCTCAGCCATTTGTTTGTGATGACTGTCTTCACATGCCAAGATGGCTAGTTTATAATCACAACTCACAGTATAGTCACTTGGTTTTCCACAATACCCGCACACTGGAGAAAACATTACCATGCGAATGGGTAGGCTAGAGAGTTTCGTCATTTCGGTTAAAATAAGTTTATTCATTGGGTGAATCAATTTTTTCATAGATATAAAAAAATTACGGAGGGTGGTTTCGATCCACCGACTTCTAGGTTATGAGCCTAGCGCAATTCCTCTATGCTACTCCGTATAGACCCTTCAAGTACCGTGGAGTTCTTAAATTAAGCAATCCACGGTAGGGGTGTTAATTATTTTTTAGCCAGGTATCTATTCAATTTTATAGTAGTTTCCGTGCATTCCAGACAAGTCTGTGAGTTTCATGGTATTTCCACGCCGAAGGATCTAGGTGTTTTGGGGTTTTTGCGATCCAACTCTCATACCACTCAGCAGTTTCGCAGCAGTCTGGCGACTCACCCTTGGATCCAAACCAAGTTTTGTAAGGATGAAGAGCCATGCGAAGACGGTGACAATCGGCCTCAGTAGTCAAGTCTAATTCAGGACCCTTGGAGAATATGCAGGGTTCACACATACAGGGCATCTCATATTTACATTGATAAGGAGTATCAACCTCTTTCTTAGAAAGCCACTTTGCATATTTCTGTCTAAAATATTCACGGGCGTTGATAAGATTAGAGCGGGCGGTTTCGATTTCAACCTGCGTTGCTTCTTTTGCTACACAAACTTCGCAAATGGGGCAGCGTGCTTCTGCCGTGCATCCAATACAGTAATTACTGTTTACTAAACATGCTTTACAACTTGCAAGATCCCACATCATTTCTTCAAAACTCATATAGGTGCCACATTCAAGGCAGTATGTATCTGGATCTTCTTGAGACATTGCAACTTTGAGGTACGTATATTTATAGGTATATTCAATATCAATTTTTAAAAATGTTTTGACAGAACTAGAAATTTATCTTGTTTGGATCATTTTCTTTGAGATTATATACTAGATCTAACCAAGCATCTACACACTCATTAAATTGTCTTATAGAATTATCTGGTATTCTGTAACCAGAATTATCTAAACAACAAAAGCGATCGAGAGTTTGTTTTCCGTCTATAGTGTCATATAGAAATGATACCCATAAAACAGCAACTGTTGTTGAAGGAAGTTCTATAATAGGATGAATGCGGTTGAAATCTGAAGGCATATATATTTTATACACGCCTTGGTAAGTTTCATTCTTAAATATTGACTTAAGATGTATAAAGAAATCCTTAAGAAGGTGTCCGTATTGTCTATATGTTAAATATGTATATCTCAACATTATTTACTATAAAAAAATGGTTATATATCTCAATTTTTAGTGGCTAAAATGCATGCATGCGTAGAAGGAGTTATAATTATAGGATCAATTAAACAGAGGGTGTCCTCTTTGATTTTTTGCTGCAGCACTTTTTCATACACCCCTTTGGACAGAGTTGTTCAGTTGTGCTCCATGCCTGACTGCCGCCAATCCGCTGCCTACCAACCGTGGTGGTTCCGCTATTTTTTTTCTTTTTTCCGCCACCACCCTGCATACGACCAGTACCCTCCCATTCTTCTGCCAAGTAATCGTAGTATATTTCTTCTGTTTCAGACATTTCGGTACTATACACAGACTCTATATAGTATTCAATTTTTATAAATATATTTCATTAATTAATTTTTATCTTATCGTGGAAATGGTGTGGCTGCACGGCCCGTTTTTACTTTAGGTTTCAGAGGTGGTAATCCTGTAACGAGTATCAAGCCTCCTATTTTTTGTGTAGGAGAAGCCGATTTAAGTTGGAAATCATTCCACATAGCAGCTTCAGTCCGATCAAATACATCTTCTCCACTATCACAAATGGGTATGTATGGTTGAGGTGGACAGTCGTATAGGTTTTCATGAGCCTCTTTGTACTCTTCGGTCTTTTTTTCCTCGGGGGTAATGGTTTTAATTGTGGCCACCTCTGTTTTTATTTCGCTTCCCCCTATGGGTATTGTGTTCCATTCAAGGTCTAATGTGCTTTGAGAGGCGACCAAGGCTGGCAGTATCTTTTCAATTTCTATCAATTGGTATATCAGAACGGTTGGGGTAGAAAGAGGTATAATTTTCAAACATTTGACTAAAAGGGGGCCGACATGTGAATTCGTCATACTCATGAGATCTCTTGCAGCCACCTGTTCAGCGAACCCATCACCAATACTTATGATAGTCTTCCTAGAAAGATTTTGAAAACTAAACATCTGATTCAAAAGATTGCTACGAAACGCCATTTTTTTCCAGGTGATAGGATTAGAATAATACCGACTGTACAAATCTGCAGCAGAAATGATAGGAATGCTGAGAACAATACTAGCAATCTTTGGCATAAAGATCGTGCAGGCTTTCTCCACCCAGGATCTGCTAGCATTTGTGATAATAACAACCTTCCCGTATTCTTTTGCTCTTAAAAGAAGAATGGCTACGTGAGCGGCAATTTCTTCGCATGCCGCTGTCATTTCAGTCGTGATCCCTCCATCTTTAAGATCAGGTTTAATAATAAACCCCATCGTTCTGAGCCATGTCGATGGAAAGAGTGTATCATCCCAATCAAAGACAGTGACTCTGTCAAGGGAAAATTGTTCATTTTCTTGGGTATAAGTAACGGTCTCGGTTAGCGCAATGCTAGTCATTGCTATAGGTTAATAAAAAAGACTGCACGTAGATGTTCAATTTTACTAAAAAATTTTGTTTGTTTTTTATTTGTTTTTTATTTGTTTTTTATTTTGTTTTAGTTTTATTAAGCACCCCATGGTAAATTCACTCTTTACTTGACGATAGGCTCCTCCGCGTCCTCGTTAATGTTGCCGTCGTGCATTAGCTCACCTACATAGGAGCCACGCACACCCTTCTTGCTAAGCCAGAGGTCACCCGAAAGCCACTCATGGTTGCCATCGGGCTTGGAGATACCCATGCGAATGTAGGTGGCGCCACCGAGTTTGAATGGAAGCTGTTCGGCATCCTTTGCCTCCTCAACAGCCGCAACAGGCGCAACAGGCGCAACAGCCTTCTTGGCTTGCTTGGCTTGCTTGGGCTTTTTGGACTTCACAGGGTTTGCTGGCTTCTCCTCTGGGGTTGCAGGGGGCAACAGAGAAATCGGCAACTCCGCCTTGGCCATGGCCTCGTCCGCAGCCTTCTCAAGGTCCTTTGCAGCCTTCTTGGCCTCGCGACCAGCCTTCAATTTCGCAAGGTGCTCGGGGCTGAGTACCTTCTTGGGCTTGGTATCTGCGGGAGCATGCTCCTCAGAAGAAGCCCCTGATGCAGGAGCCTCTGGCTTAGGGTTTGCAGCGACCCACTCGCTCTTGAAAGCCTCATAGATGTCCGGGTGCTCCTCCTTGTACTTTCCGACCCATGCCATGTGGGCACCCTTCATCTCGGGGTTGGCTTCCTTGAAGGCCTTGATCTCCTCTGCATTCTCCTTCTGGATTTTACTGGAGAAGGCGCCGTATGCCGTGGGCTTGCCAGTGCGTGCGGAGGGCTTCTTGGGCTTTGCGCCAGTTGCAGACGAGGCCGCGACCACCGCGCTGTCGCCGCCGCAGAGGACGGAAACACGCGCGTCAATCTGGCTGCGCAGGGACAGGAGCTCGGGCAGGGTGTTAGACTCAAAGTGGTTGATGCTGGACATTTGGTATGCTTAGACTTGGTTGGGGTACTTGATATATGGGGCTAATACTGATTCAATTTTTTTCAGGGTATTAGCCACATCTGGAAGTTTCAAGATGCAAAATTATTAAGTTCGGTGCTTCCGTGTTGTCCGAATCCTCTTACAGGCATAAGATGTTGTCTTGAGGATAGATATTATAAGATCATCATTCATCCGAGATGAATGGACAAACAATTTCTCTACCCTCTTCCTGGTGGCTCCTTTTCCAGAGATAGAATTCCTCTTTACCTTCTGTGTCAAACAAGAGAAATCGGGCGGTGCAGTATACTCGCTAACAAACACGTAATTGTTTTTTGAGAGGGCCCGAATAACATCCCAGAACTTAGAACTGTTAAATGCCGAGTGGTATTCCGTGGTCCCTTCATAAGGAGGATCACAGTAAATAAGCTTCCCTTTTACATTTTTGTAGCTGGAATAATCCGTGTACTTGATTACAGCATCTTTAAAGGAACTGTTTTCGTGAAGTTGGTCATAGTATCTCTTTCGTTCCTTTGGATATTCCCTTGTTCCGTATTTGTTGACATACCCTCCGAAAAATTTACCATTGTAACTATAACAGAATGCTGCATAAGCTGCCCGTAAGGGATTTTTATCAGGATTCTTATGTAGAATCCTATATTCCGCTTGTGTTATAACAGGATGTTTTCCTGTAGTAGCCTGTGCATGTTTCAGTAGGGTAATAAGAAGCTTATTATTGTCGCTTATAGTATACGACTTCTTATTTACAACCCTTCGCACTATGTGGCAGTATCCGCAGAATGGTTCTATGTAATCATATGAATCAAATGCAGGATTGTTAAGAACTTCTAATATATGTTCCGCTGATTTTGCTTTACCACCTAAATAGGCCATCTACTCAGATTACACATAAAAAAAGAGCCCCTAATGTGCCTAGGTGCTTTTTCTTATTTTTTCGGCTTTTTACTCTGCTTACTTTTTGTCTTTCAACTCAGGCGCTGGCGAATACGGAGCCCGTCACAGTGTACACGGCATTCGTAATCTTAACGTCCGCCTTTGACACCGTGCGGTTCTGTCCCTGCATGCCCTTTTTCAGGTAGAGGGCGGTGGCGGCATTCAGAACCTCCTCAGAGGGCTTCTCCGCTGCCGCTGCCGCCTCGGGGTCATAGGTCCACCCGCCACCGCGGACGGTCTTGTAGGGCGCCCAGGCAACTGAGTTGTTTACCTCGCCCAAAACCGGGTTGACAAACAGCAGCGGGCGCAAGTTCGGCTTGGCATCAAAGGCGCTACGGCCGCCGGCGCGAAAGTAGCGCTGGCGGCTGTGCGGGCTGCGCTCTTCCACCCATGACCGAATCAGTCCTCGCATGTCCTTCCGTAGACCGGTGTTGTAGGGGCAGGGCGCAATTCCCTTTACCGCCTCCTCGGGTGTGGCGCCGAGGTTGGTGCAGACGGCTGCATAGAGGTTCTTGAACTGCCAGTTGGGAGGCATACTGGCCGCGGCAGTAGTGATGGGCACGAAGAACCGGTCCGTCTGCCACGGGGTCGTGGTACGAACTACACGGAACATCTGCTTTCCCGGGACCAATGTGGAGCGCGGCACGTTCTGGGCCAGCGCGTCCTTGATGCTCGTGGCAAAGGGTACGGCGAAGGTTGTGGTCTTGCTGAGGGTGGTCATTCCTTCTTTGTGGTGCTAGTCAACTAGCAGTATAAAGGCTTCAATTTTTTTCAGGGTATTAGCCACATCTGGAAGTTTCAAGAGCGCATTTCTATACCGAATGTGCTCTTGATCCAGTCTCTGTCTATCTTAAAAAGATGGCGGTTCTTAGGATTGCTCTTGTTATAGACGTAGAGCACATTGATCATCTTCCAGACAGAGAGGGCTCCGAATTTGTGGACTGCCTTCTTTATAGCGGTGTGCCTTTGTGCCTCTGTCAATTCATTCACGTGAACATATCCGAACTTGGAGAGCCTACCCTTCTTCAGAGGGCCTATCACAGAGTCAGAGCGAGAGCTTCTTCTGGTTACTCTAGATTTACCAGATCTATGTCTTGTCTGG